ATTCATTTACATTCATTTGTTTATCCTTGTTTATATATTTATAAAATTATCCGTCCCAACGAGGGTCGTCTCCATCAGGAGCATCGTTATCTCCATCTTTAGTCTCTTGATCGATTTGTTTTTTAATTTCTTCAATCTCATCGTCAGTCTGACGTAATACGTTTTTACGTATCCATTCATTTGATATGTATTTACCTACATATTCATCTAAGTTTCCTAGCATATCAAATCTTTCTCTCAACATTTCTGATTGTTTAAGTTCAGAGAAGTAATTGTCTTCAATATAATCAAAGGCAATACTTTCTTTCCAATCTTTCCAATCACTCTCAGTAATAATACCTTTGAGTAATAATTGAGTTTTTAATAATTGCATAAACAAATCAGAAAATCTTTTTCTTAATCTGTCTATGAACTTCTTAAACTTTACTTCATCTCTTGTTATTTCACTACTTCTACCGAGTGTAAACTGAGCTTCTTGTTCTAATCTATTAACTGGAACATTAAGTGACTTATATAGTTTCTTTTGGAAGTATATAATATCATCTATTTGTCCTAAGTTTTCGCCGCCTGGTAGCGTAGTGATTTCAGTACCTCTTCCACCTTCTCTTCTTGGTAGGAAAAAGTCTTCTAACATACTCATATGTTTTTTATCGTCTTTGATATCACCAGTCGATGCGTCATATACCAACTTATTTCTATATTGATTCATGATACCTCTTAAGTATTCCTCGGCTTTACCTTTAGGTAAATTACCAACATCAATATAAAATATCCTACGTTCTGGGGCACGTGATATTCTGTATATAACTAGTGAATCTTCCATCATTCTCAGTTGATTCACTGGTTTTAAAGCTTTATGTAAATACGATAATATTCTTTTTCTACCTGGGTCCATTTGACCAGATGTACAGTATGCAATTGCATCAGGATATATTTTCAATCCTTGTTCTGCTCCAGACATTAACTTGTCTTGGAATAAAAAGAACTCATCGCTTTTCTCTATAATCTTAGCACCTGTTTTAGGGTCCTGCTTTTCTTCAACCTCTTTCACCTTTCTTAATTTGGTAGGGTCGATATATCGCAGTTCTTGAATACCTTTTTTAGGCGAGTTTTTATCTATTATAATATGATACGGTAGCCTTCCATCAATATACCATTTACGATATATATCATGAGCATACGCGTTAAAGTTTAACAATTTAAGGACTGCATCAAATTCGAATTTAACAGCCTCTTTCAGTTTATCTGATATTTCTAATTCATCTAATACTAAATTAACTGGAGCTTCATCATTATTACCTACTATTGATTCATTTATTATATCCTCAACAGCGGCATCGCATTCTGGTTGTGATGCTATATCTCTGTATTTTAGTATCAAGTCGACTTCATTTTTGAACTTGTCGCCATCCATATCGATGTAAGCGCCAAAATGACCGCCCGCTTGAATTACACCCGAGCCATCCTCGTCCGTCTTAGGAACGAATGAAGGTAGTTCTTTTACTTTAGAACTCTTTCTATTTATTTCAAAGCCAAATAATTCAGCCATACATTTACCTCAATATTATCGGAGGGGACATTAAATCCCCTCGTTTAATATTATTTATATACCTACGAAGTAGTGTCTGATTCCCAGTATTGAACCTGGAATTCAACAGTGAACTCTTCTATAGTATTTTCTGAATCATAACTTACTTCTATCTCAGAAATGTTAGTTGGAAATAGACCTCTAAAGTCATATTTCTTTGTAACTTCTCCAGCCTTATTCAATTGTTCAACAATTGCGTCTGATTGATAGTCAGTAGGATTAGATAATCCTGTGTTTTCGTTATGTCCATTAATACCATTCATCCAACGTTCCATAGCGTTACGAACTGTGAAATCAACATCGTTGATTACAGTAATTGTCCAAGGGTCGAATGTTCTATCACCAGCTATTTGCAATGTTCTACCTCTGAATAATACAGGGATAGGTGCTATAATTGATGCAGGCATTTGAGCCGTTTTACACATGAAAGATGTTTGTTCAACATCGCCTTGTGCATAACTTGGATAGTTCATAGTCACCTTGAAAAGGTTAGACCTTGCTCCACCGCCTACTAATTTTGATTTAAAATCGTCTACGCCTAATATTGCCATGTCTTATCTCCTATGAACCTGAGATCTCGGAGAATTCTACTCCGGACCTAGTTGCTACGAAGCTCAATGTTATAAAGTTAATACTTCTTGCAGGCTTGATAAAGATATCAGCTACAAATTTATTACCATCAATTACTGAGCTAGTGTTGTTAGTGGTATCGCAAACTACTGAAAAGTCTGAAAGTCCACGTCTACCTTTGACGTCTCTTAAGAACGGTTCAACTAAGTTTCTGAACTGTGCTCTTGTAAATTCGTCGTTAAATTCGAATAGTTGCGCTTTAGCTGCTGTGCTAACCGCTTTTTCTAATGCGATAAAGAGTCTACGTACATTTATTCTATCGAATGCTGAAGGTCTACTTAATAAAGTTTTGTCTCCAAATAGTAAAGTACCTTGTCCAGGTAATGATACTATAGGATTGACTCTTGCTTTATATAAAGAATCTCTGTCTGCTTTCTTAGGATTAAATGCTAATTTAGTTACTCCTAAAAGTTGACCCCTGTTTACACCTGCTGGTGAGAACCATGCATCAGCTACTGAATCAGTATTTGCGCAAAGTCCTGCCATGTGTCCTGAAGCAGCTATATATCTGTATTTGTCGTTATATTTGTCATATACATATAATGCTGTTGAATCACATGAAGCATAAGATGTTGATGTTAAACCATCAGCAAAAGTTTTTACACTTGCTGCTGGAGTAGCATTGTTAACAGTGTCTTCTATTGGTGGAGATATAAATGCCATACAATCTTTCCTTGCATTTACTATTGATATTAAATCTTCCGCAATTGCTTCAGCGCCATCGGCGTCTGCTGCTGCAAAAAGTAAGTTAACATCTACAGTTTCTGCATCGGATAAAAGATCGAATCCTGCTGCTATTTCTCCAACTGTTGGTGCGTTATCGTCTAATCCACCTGTTAGTGAATGTTCAATTGCTGAGCTATGAGACTTAAATTGGTTAGCACCTTCACTATCTGTGTTGGCTGCTTTCGCTGCTGCTAGGGTAAATCCGGCTTCATCTAAGTTAGTGCTATCATGGTCAATCCAACGAATATAGTTAGATTGAGTAGTAATAACATCAACGTAATAAAGAGAGGTACCATCGTCTTTTTTAGCATCTGAAGCTTGTGATACAAACCCAAATGTTTCTAATACTGTCCCAGCTGTTCCGGAGATTGCTCCGTCTTCATCTATAACTGCAATATGCAATTCGTCGTTTGAAACGCCGACTGCAGCTGCTGATGTAGATGTACCTGGTGCAGCATCAAAATTACTAGCATAAGCCCATCCGCTAAACGGTGAACTTCCTGCTGAAACCATTGATACCTTTAAGCTATTACCCAGTACGCCTGGATGTTTAGCTGCCCATAACCCCAAATTTAGCTGACCCGCTCCATAATTATTCGCATAATCTTCATCATTTTTTATCAGCTGTCCTGTACCTTGTGCGGTCGCGTTCTTATGACCGGAAGCTACTCGAACCACTTTTAGTGCATTACCATACTTTAAAAAAGATGCTGCTACTAAGAAGTGTTTAGCTGTGGAATCGTCTGGAGCTCCAAAAGTCGCTGCAAGTTCTTGTTCAGAACCTACTGTTACTATTTGCTCCACTGGACCCCAGTTGAATGCGCCTGCGAATCCACCAATGCTGGTTGATACGGCTGGAACTACATTCGTTGCGTCAATTTCTTTTACCTCGACGCCTGGTGATACTTGAAATGCCATCGCTTTGTCCTCTATTTGAGTTAGTTAATATGTGTCATAATAAGAATATTCAATACATACTTATTTATAACAATTTGTTTTCTAACGAAGCAACTCAACTTCGATAGAATTATATTCTATTATAGGATTTTTACCTGATATACCAATTATATCATGTTCATATTGTATACCGTCTTTAGACCATTTTACAATATCTCCCTCAAACTCCATACTGTCTGCTTGTATTTTATCTTCAAACATTGATTTATATGTATTAGGTTTGAGCCAATAATCCCTATTTTTAAATTTTATTAAGATATTTTTAGCTAGGTTTTCTCCAGTAGCTTTTCTATATCCTTTTGTGCCTGGTGTTGAATTAATCTCAATAAACATTGGTGGTATTTTATTTCTATCTTTAGATGGGAATATATCTACACCTACCCATAATCCATCAACAGCTTTAGCTGCTTTTTCAACATGTTCTATTTCTAAATCAGTTAACTCAATCGGAGCTGGTTTAGAACCAAGTGATACATTACTTCTAAAGTCTTTTGCTACTACAGGTCTTTTAATAGCGCCATGAAATTTACCACCAATAACATGAGCACGTATATCAAATGTAAAGTCCTGAATCATTTCTTGCAATAAGACACCCATGTTTGGGTCTAACTTATATAATAACTGTACAGTTGAATGTAATGAACTTTCTGAATCTACTTTAATAACACCAATACCTAATGAACCTGTAAGTGTTTTAAGAATAACTGGATATTTAGCGCCAAGTCTTTCCATAGCAGGTATTGCTTTTTCTGGATGATGAACTAAAACTGTTTTAGGCTGAGCTAGTTCTGCTTCAGCAAGATATAAACTTGTTCTATATTTATCAGATGTTATTTCCATACATGCACGAGTGTTAACACATACAACACCAGCTCTTTCTAACTGAGTTAAAAAGTCTGACCAAGCTTTTCTTTTAGTAACTGGAGCTCTTACAAATACTAGTGTGTTTTCATCTATTCTAAACTTTCTTACTTTTTTATCAGTCATACCATCATAGATATACCTTACTCCATCTTCTAAATCAGAATAAGCACCTTGTACATCAACTTTAAATCCCTTTAAACCTACAGAATCTCCTTCTTTTATAAAATCATCTGCAGTAGCTTCTGGGTCATCAGGGTCTTCAGGGTCATCATACCATAGATATACATACCTATAACTTTTCTCTTCCTCTGTTATTACTGTTTTTTCAGCTGTAAATTCGTTAAAATTTTGCATTTCCTGTCCATTCTTGTTCGAACCAAATGTTTCCATCATCGTCTTTAGTATATTTATCCTTTTCGTAGTTCCCACTCTCAAGAAAACCAAATGGTAACATATCGTCTTGTATTGCAGCCAACCTTTCTCTATATAACATATCTTTCATATCAATATTTGTCAAAGCTTGAAATACATCAGTTGTAGTAAACCAAGCAAAAAGAACTAAGTTCATCATTAAATCGTCATGATTTGGAGCTTGGGCCATGTAACTATTTCCTTTACTTACAAAGGTACTCATTTCAACTATTGTATTAGCATCATTTATTTTAAGCTTACCTTGTTCTATTAAGTCTTTTATGCTTGAACAACCAATACGTTTAACTCTTCGAGTCATAGTAGCACCAAGAGCATTTGCTTTAATACTTGATTCTACAAACATGTTTTCGTATTCTAAATCATAATATAAACCATTACAAACAACTCCACCTTGGTCATTACTTTCAACAACTACATAAGCTTCATTAAATGTATTTGCATATTTGTATATAATATCTGGCAATAGCATTGGAGATATATTGTTATCTCTAAATACTGCTACCTGTTCAAATGGTTGTTCACTTACGTCAATTATTGTAAATGTGCTATAATCTTGATTTCTGCCTTTAGATACATCAACTGTCATTACATACTCGTGGCCTTCAATTGGCTGTTTATATATGTAAACGTTTTCTTTAAAAAACTCTGGGTCAACACTTACTTGAGCTAATAAATGATTAGCACTAATTAATGTATTACCTCTTCCATGAAAGGTATTACCAAACTCTTGTTCGAACTGTAACTCAGAAGTGTTAGATACAGTAGTTTCTTTCCATTTATCATCTCTTCCTGGAACATCCCACCAATCTACTCTAAATGGTTTAAACTCATTTGTCTTTTGTACTGCACCTTCCCATAGTTTATGGTATATATTACCTATTCCATTTGCTGTAGATGTAATAATAATCTGAGTATCTTTACCAGCAGATACTACAGGATAAGTTGATGTATAAAATTGTGCGTCATTTTCTACAAATGCAAACTCATCAAGGAATAGTAAGTTAATAGATAAACCCCTTATTGAACTACCAGAAGTAGCTGAAGCTATTATCTTACTATTATTACTAAATTCTATACTACCTTTATTTAAAGCCTTGCATCCTGGCTGTAAAAAAAATGGTAAATTTTCTAACGCTAGCGTGATACGCGCGAGCATTTCTCTTGCAACTGCACCTTTATTTGCTAATATTGCAATTGTTTTTTCTGGATGAAACACTGCATACCATAAGAGATATACAACTGAAGATATTGATTTACCACTTTGTCTACATGCTAATACTATACTAAATCTATTATCATTAAAATGTTTAAACATGTTTTCTTGATAAGGATATAAATTAAATGGAACTAATCCTTCGTCTAGATTTATAATTTTAATATATGTCCTAGCAAAATATGCTGGGTCTCTCATACATCTTTGATATTCTAGAATGTCATCTTTTGTAAATTCAGTTTCAACACCATCTCTTTTTACAGACGGATTGCCTAGATAACCAAACTCATTATTCTTTAACTTTTGCATCAATCACATTATCTCTATCTAATAAAAGTCTTTGTAAGTCTGTTGTACTACCTACAAACATATTATTATTCGTCACATTTTTTTGTTTCTCAGTTTCATCAGCTGTTAAATCTTTCTTTTTCTTTTGTAAAGACATAAGCTTTTCAGTAGTATCACCGATATTTTTTATTGTTTGAGCAAGTACTTCAAACGCTCTTGGATGTTCAGATTCTCTTGCTAATTCAGCAAGTACATCCATTGAACGAGTACCAGTATATATTAAGTCTTTATAAGTTTTACGCGAAAACTCATAATCATCTTTAATATCTTTATCTATTTTGATAGGTCTATTTTTAGTAGCTGGCAAATTCTTTTGTAGATTTGCAGCCATCTTTTCTTTTTTATCCATTATCCACCTTCAGTTTTAGTTTCAGTTACTGTAAAACTATCTGCAGTATCTGAACCACCAACAGTAAAGTCCATTTCCTCGAACGTTCTGCTGACATTATCTTTTTCATGGAAGTCTAAATTAACTTCACGTATAATTTTTTGGTCAGCTGTTGGCCCAAAGAATTTCATTTTCATTGTAAAATCTAATTGATAAGTAAGTACTCTTCTTTCAGTAAAGTCTCCCTCGTATTGGTCATCAATACTAATACCGCCAAGTATAACAGAAACATCTTGTTTATAATTAAATCCTTCAACTGGTGTAATAGTAACATTATATTCTGGTTGAAAATACGGCAATATTTGTTCAACAATTTGTAGTCCATCATCTTGATTTTTAGCTAAAATATATAATGACATACCAATATCATAAGAAGTATAATGCTTTATTGTTTTCTTTTTAGTAATATCTGACCCATGTGTTTCCGATATGATATTTCTCTTAGCCATTTTTTGAGTAGTGTCTAATGTAATACCTGTTATATCAAACGCCATTCTTGGTAATTTAATGCCCATCGATGAAGTAGCGCTGCTATCGATACGAGCTAAATATTTTTCTTTAGGACCATAAGCAAGAGGAACTCTTATCTGGTTTATAGTACTGCCATCAGCTTTTTTTCTTACTACTTGAATATTATTAAATAGTGTACCAAATACAGCCACTGATTTTCTCATTGTTGAATGATAGAAATGGTCTCCAAACATTAGTAAGTCTCCGATGGGTCGCCAAATGGATTTGATTCTGAGAAATCAATAAATCCATCTGCATCTATTTCAAATTCTACGTTTTGAGCTTGTTCATCTGTTGACCAAGAGTTACCTGTGGTATCTGTGACATCGCTATATACTTTAGCAATAATACCACTATAAGTTGATGTATCTCCTGTTATTGTTCCGCCTTGAGTAAATGATTTAGCATCTGTTGAACCTGTTGTTCCAATATTAGATACCCATATTTTACTTAATAT